TCTTAAGGCTTTGTTTTATTTCAGAGATATTCGAGGCGGACAAGGTGAGAGACGTACGTTTAGAGCAATTCTAAAATATCTTGCTTCTTCTCTCGCGACAAGAAAGTGGATTTCAGAAAATCTTCATCTTATTCCTGAATATGGAAGATGGGATGATCTGTTCGTTCTTTTTGATACATCAGTCGAAAAAGCAGCTCTCGACTTAATCAGAAAGCAATTTAAGTCAGACAGCAATAGCAAAAATCCATCATTGCTTGTAAAATGGCTTCCTTCTGAAAATGCATCTTCAAAAGAAAGCAAGAGATTAGCCTATAAAATCATGAAGCATTTAGGTGTTTCACCTCGCGTCTATAGAAAGAGACTCTCTTATGACAGAGGTAGAATCAATGTTCTTGAAAAGACTCTTTCAGCAAATGAGTGGAATAAGATTGAATATTCACATGTTCCATCACAGGCAAACGTTCTTTATCGTAGAGCATTTAAGCGTCATGATGCATACAGATATGAAGCCTTTTTAGAGGCTGTGAAGAAGGGCGAAAAAACAATCAAATCAGGAGTGCTATATCCATACGACATTGTCAGAAAGTGTTTTGAAACTAATGACAGCGCTAGTACTCTAGATGCATTGTGGACTTCTCTACCAGATTATCTCGAGGGAACTCAAGAAAATTCTATTGTCGTTGCAGATGTTTCTGGTTCGATGCAAGGATTGCCAATGGCAATCTCTATTTCACTTGCTATCTATGCTGCCGAAAGGAATAAAGGCGTATTTAACAATCGATTTATTACTTTCTCAGCAAAGCCAGAATTGCAAAAGATTTTGGGGACTGATATTCATAGCAAAGTAAAAAACCTTTCAAACGCTCATTGGGATATGAATACCAATGTTGAAGCCGTATTTGATTTAATCTTAAATACAGCGAAAAAGAATAAGCTCACAAATGACGATATGATTAAGAAGATCTATATCGTATCAGACATGGAATTTGATGAGGCCGCTGGGAAACCTGGGGCATACATCTACGGTCGTGGTCGTGTGGAAGAGCGCGATGGAGTACCCAAGACTCTTTTCCAGACGATTGAGAAGAAATATGAGGATGCTGGTTATACAATGCCTCTTTTAGTGTTCTGGAATGTAAATTCTAGAAATAACCAGTTTCCAATGTCTCTTGATGATCGGGGGTTTTTGAATGTTTCGGGAAGCAGCCCAAGTATCTTTACAGGGCTGATCAAATCAGAATTCAAAGATGCATATGGATTCATGATCGATACGCTCAATACACCTCGATATGCAAAGGTGGAATATGACGCAACTAATAAGAGCTGATTTAGTAGATCTGATTCGACAGAATGCTGGGGGACTTAGGTTCCCCAGCATTTTTGTCGTTGACGACACGTTAGAACCTGTAGACCCTCAGATATTTCTGGCAGCTTTTAGTCTGAACGAATCATCTGGTGGATACAATAACAAACCCAAACACGAGTCGGCTTATGATATGGGCGGAAAATATTGTAAGGGTAAGCAACTCGAGCTTATCCAGCAATACAGACAAGCTGCCGCATGCTCATATAGTAGCTTCCAGTTGATGTTCATCTGTTTCTACGAAATGGGATTTACTCCTACTCCTCTACAAGCAGGAGATGATAAGTATGCTCTGCCCGCCGTGGTAAAATTCTTCAACAAAAGAATCTTCAAAGATGGAACAGCAAATGATGTCAATTTAATTTGCCTGGCAGCCGATGCCTACAATTCTGGCAATTGGAGAGATAAGAATGTCCCCGAAGATTATATTAAAAAAACTATAAAACATTATCATATGGCATGGGATTCAGGGCTCTTTATCACAACCGTAAATCGAAACGCGCCGAAGCCGTGGTAGAAATCGTCATGCCTGTCTACAATACAGGCGCCCTATTGCATAGAGCTATAAAATCGGTAGTTTCACAAACATATCTCGACTGGCATCTATGGATCGTCGATGACTGCTCTACCGAATTGACGACTAAAGCCATTCTTGATCTGTATGAGATGATAAACAATCCACAAATCACTGTTGTCAGGAAAAAGTCAAATTCAGGCCCCAGTATTACAAGAAACACCGCACTAGCTCTAATTGAATTAGATTCATTAGTGGCATATTGTGATTCAGATGACTACTGGCATTCCGACCATTTGAGTGAAAAAACGAGACATATTAATGACGGGTTCGACATGGTTTATTGCAACCCGATATTAAAGAATGAAGAAGGATACGAAATGTATCCTATGTTCAATTTATATGACGATTTTAGATGGGAAAGACTTCAGAAGGGAAATTTCATCTTTACTCCGACTGTCTTACATAAAAATGGATTAGGGTTTTTTGATCCAACACTCGATGGTCTCGAGGATTACGATTATTGGATTAGAGCAGTCAAAGCAGGATATATAATCCATCAATCAGATATGAAAACATGCACATGCACAGTACGTTCAAAAGGCAATAACAATATGTCTAGTAGGGGACAAGCTGCTCTCCCAAAAATAAAATTGAAACATAAGGACTTCTTCAATGAAAAGATTCTATGATACATATATAGAAAAATTCAAGACATCTCCCACTACTATATTGGAAATAGGATCGAGAGACGGCGATGATGCTGAACTTCTAAGAAGTTTCTCTAATGCAGACCCTAGAAATGTCTATATAGTCGAACCGCATCCAGATTCATACAAAAGAATTATAGATAAATATCCATTGGCAAATGTTTATAATGTAGCTGTATCAGATAAACCTGGAGTACTAGATTTCAACGCTATTCCTCTCTCATATCCTCAGTCTGTTGTTGGGACTAGTTCTTTGTTGAGAAGAAACAGAAACATCAACCTTCCAAATCAGATTTTTCCAGAACAATGGATAAAGATTCTTGCTGTTACTGGGTCAACTATTCTTGAATTAATAAATCAGCCAGAAATTGATATAGTAAAAATAGATGTTGAAGGATTTACATTTGAAGTTCTTCAAAGCTTTGGCGATAATCTTAGATTATTAAAAGCGCTTCATTTAGAAGTCGAAATACCTCCTCTTACTCTATGGGAAGGTCAAAAGCACTATGAAGAGATTCAATATCATATGAACTGGTATGGATTCGAAGAGAAGTATTATGACGGAAAATATTGGAATATAACGAATGCACCCACAACATTTTTACAGGGTGATAGCATTTGGGTCAGAAAAGACTAAATCTAGCTAATTTAAGTATAAACAATTGCATAAAATCCATCTGACTTTAAACTCTACGGTACTAGTCAGATACCGGGAAAGGTTGTGCCATGATGTATAGTAATAAACTCGTCTGTTCAGTGAAGGTCGGCCGTAAAATCCTCCGAGAAAAAGTTGAGAATGGCGAATCAACGGTTTTCATTCCGTTTGGCTCTGAGTACTCTCTTTTGCTCAAGAATCTCGGTGGAAGGAATGCTGTAGTGCACATCGAGATTGACGGTCGAAAGGTTAGTCAAAACGGCTTCTACATTAGAGCCGGTCACACAGCAGATATTGAAAGGTTCGTCGAAAGTCTTGTCGAAGGCAGGAGATTCAGATTTATCGAAAAGACCGAAGAAATCAGTGATTTCAGAGGCGACAAGGTAGATGATGGAATCATCCGTGTTACTTGGCAGTTTGAAAACCCCCTCCCAGAAGTAAAAGAAATCCGCTACAACTACAAACACGATCATTATCACAATTACCGCAGCACGTGGTGCAACTGTCCGTGGTGTCACCCATCAAGTTGGTACGGTCCAATCACATTTAGCAATACAAGTATGCCGCTGGGAAATAACATTACGTGCACTGCATCTAATTCTGGTGGAGGCGGAACACAGTCTTCTTGCTTCAATGCATCTATTGGGGCTAGTGCTAATGCAAGAGGTCCTGTAGCAGGAGAAGTAAATTTTCTTAAAAGCGCTGATGCTGCACCTGGAATCACAGTTGAAGGATCTAAATCGATCCAATCGTTCGGAACAGCATACGCTGGCGAACTCGAACCTAATGTCAACTCAATGGTGATATTGCTCAAGGGATTCGACGGCAGCAAGAAATACATTAAAGATCCTATCACCGTGAAGCACAAGAGACAATGTCCTTCATGCGGCAGGAAATGGAAGAATTCAGAATACTGTGGCAAGTGCAGCACCGCACTGACCGACTAATTAAGGAGAGGGAGCCCGCAAGGGCTCCCTTACTCGGTTGACCACAGAACGATTGGTAAAATAAACTAAGGAGATGCGGGTTCTCTCAACGTTCTGAGTAGAGATCAAATAGTATAGCAACCGATATACTAGCCCGCTTCATTTCATGGGACAAAAATTATATTTGATAAAGAACGACAAGTATCGTCTCGACATCGAAGGATTCGATAAAGAATTCGAGAGGATAAAGTCAGGCAGGTCAAAATACAACTACAGGTTCTCCATCAAAGAGAAGTTCTCTGAAGGAGCCCTGGAGTCATACGAAGCAAATGTAGTGGAAGATAAAATAGGATTTGATTTGAAAACTAAACTTAACTTTGGAATGTATCTTTATCTTATCGAGAAAATAAATCTCGCAGGACAGTCAGAAGAATTAGTGTACGGTTTTATCGAATGCCTTCCTGACATACCAATGTTGTAATCTATCCCAGTGAAGAGAATAAAAAGTCTTCAGTATAGATTTTATAAGTCAGATTTTCAGAAAGAGTACAAAAAGTCTTTGCAGCCTCTGCTTTTGCATTAGTCGTTGGATCTTTCGCTATCTGCCAATTTGCTTTTATTTCAACTAATTCAATAAACCCGTCATCATAAAAAACCTCAAAATCAGCACTATAACGATGTAGACGATTGTCTGACGGTTTAATATACTTTATTGTAAAATTCGGTCTTCTAAATGATTTAATCCTGTCGTTCTGTTCAATAATCTCTAAAAATCTGAGCTCATAAGAAGACTGATAATAAATTGATTTGTTATTTTTCTTTGATTCAAACCAGCCCTTTTTCGTTTTATAATTAACGCAATATTTCGCAGGGTTATTCTTAATTCCATCACTAATCGTTTTACTAATTTTATCCCTAGTGGTTTCACTTTTCATTATTTTACGATATGCTTCATCTTTCCACATTTTTTTACTT